ACGCAGCCGGGGCCGGCTTTCATGCACGTGCCAGCCGACCGGCACGCAGCATGGTTTGATCAAATTCTCAACGAGAAAAGGGTCAGCTTCATGAGTAATGGGCGCCGCGCGACGACGTGGAGGCCGCGCGCGTCCGGGGTTCGCACTGAAGCTCTTGACTGTCGCGTCTATGCGAAAGCGGCGCTCGAAGGGCTGAAGCGTGTCTTGGGCGGTCGGCTCGGTGTCGCTGCCGCCGCGGCCACTCCCGCCGCCGCAGCTTCTCCGGACAATTCTGCGCCGATCAAGACCCCTTCCGGGGATCGCGCCACGCACGAAAATCCGGAAATTCAAACTCAGGCCGCCCCCCGGACGCAGAAAAAGGTGGTCGCGGCAAAGCGCAGGCCCGGCTCATCACTCTGGCGGTGATCTGCTCACGCTTTTGTGATCTGAAAAATCCGGATAACTCATCGTCGAGAGAGAGTTATCCGGAGTAACGCACTGATTTTATTGGCGATTTGTTAGACGTGCTGTCGCGCGGCGCGGTATGATGATCTCACACACACCACCGCCACACCGCTTCTAAGAGAGACACGTCATGACCGCGCACACTCGCTTCCTCGCTGATGATCCGGAGCTGATCTTTCTCAATAGTCAGGACATCCGCCCCCTTCTTTCGCATCTCGGCTTTGTGCGCGACGCGAAGGACAAGAGTAAGTGGATCAAGGGCGCGACGGCGTATTCTGTCTTCTTTAGTCGTCAGAATACGTGGCTCTGCACTGATCATCGCATCAAGAAGACGCATGGCGTCGTCAGTGTGATCCGCGCTGAGCTTGGGCTCTCTCTCGGCGCTGCGCGCATCGAGCTGCGGCGCATTTACGGCACCGCCGCCGCTCCGATCTACTCCCATTCTAACCCCTCCCTCGCCGCCACCACCACCACCACCACCACCTCTTCTTCGACGTCGCCAGTTTCTTCTTCCCCCAACCCGAATTCTAACCCCTCTCCCGCTGCCCCTGAGCGCCTTCCGGAAGACGAAATCCGTAAGCGCTACGCGCGCGGGCTTCGGTATGACCCTGCAAATCATCCGGAAATTCTCTCCGCGCGCGGTCTCGAGTATATCGCTCCGGACTACCATGACTCCTTCAGGATGACCTCCGGCGGCAGCATCGTCTTCCCGACGTATTCTTTCGACGGTGAGACAGGTCTCGGCGTCATGACTGGCTATGAGACGTGCAAGCCGGACGGCGGTCGCTTTTTCGTAAAGGGCGGCTCGGCAGGGGTATGGACTGCGGGCATTCCGTCACGCGACGGCATGCTCGTGATCGCTGAGTCAGCATATGACGCTTTGGCATTCAGCATGACGCACGGGCTCGGCCGCGGCTCTGCACTCGCTGCAGTCCGCTCTGGCGCTGAGCAGCACGTCGCAAATCTGGCGCGCTGGCTGATCTCTGAAGACTTGATCGAGATCGTCCTGATCTCGACTGACAATGATAGCGCGGGTCTCGCATACGCATCGAAGATCATGATGCTGCTCGAAGACATGCGCCGCCGCGGCGAGATCCGCGAGGGCATCCGCGTCGAGTATGTGCCACCGGGCTACAAGCCTCGCGAGCACTACGTCAACGATCCCAACGACCACTTGAACCGGATTCTCAGCGAAAATCCGGGGGCGCGCGAGCTCTACATCAAGCAGCGCGAAGACGGCGAGACCGGCCGCAACGACACCGCGGCGCCTTCTTTCTGACGCCGCAAGGCGCCAACCGCTCATGCGCTAAAATCGGCGCATGAGCACAGTCACTCCGCCCCTCCCGGACGTCCAGTCCAAGACCGCTTACCTGGCGGCGCTCGAGTCTGCGATTTATCGCGGCGTCGAATACGTGTCTTACGGTGGCGATCAGATCAAATACAGGTCGCTCGATGACATGATGCGCATCCGCGATCTGCTCCGCGCCGATCTGGGCTTTTCCGGCGCGAACCGCCGCCGGCGCCCCGTTCGCGCGATCGTGAGGACCTGAGGATGGTCCGCGTGGTTGGGGTTGATCCGGGCTTGAAAGGCGGCCTCGCATTTGCGGAGATATCCGCGGACGGTGCGAGTTATGCGGAATTTGATGCCATCTCGACGCCCGTGATCGCGGCTGGCGAGAAAGAAATTCTCGGCTTCGGCGCTCCGGACGTCCGCTCAATCCGCGCCGCTCTGCGGCGCTGGCGGCCAGATTTCGTGATTTTGGAGCATGTCGGCACGGATGACAAATTCGGCGCGCGCCAGGCGTGGACTTTTGGTGTCGGCTTTGGGGCTCTGATCGGCGCCATTCACGCGTCTTTCGATGATGATATTCGACGCATCGTGCTCGTCAGGCCTCAGGCCTGGATGAAGACTTTTTCGCGCGGCAAAGACAAAGACCGATCGATCACTGATGCCCGAAGTTTCTTCCCAGGCGTCAATTTCAAGGGCGACGGACCTGCCGAAGCCCTTCTTCTAATTGAGCATTTCCGCCGCGCGATCTTGCCGACCGGCGAAGTGGAGACGATCTGATGGGTATTTTCGGCTTTCTCACTCGCGACAAGTCTCCCGCCGCGCCGCGCAAGACCCCACGCCTGCACGGACGGACATACCGCGCGCCGCGCGACCCAAATGGTGTCGGCGGCTGGTTTCCATCCGCGTCGACGGTCCAGCGTGCGCCAGCCGCGCTGCCGGTCATCCGCGCGCGCGCCCGGGATCTCGCGCACAATAACAGCTACGCCGGCCGCGCCGTTTCAGTCTTGACATCGCACGCTGTCGGGCACGGTGTGCGCTTCAGCATTCGCGGTGATGATCGCTACCGCGACGCATTCGCGGCCTGGGCTAGCTCGACGGACTGTGACTATGAAGGCCGACTGAATCTTTATGGAATTCAAGCGGTTGCGGCGCGCACGATGTTTGAAGCCGGCGATGCTTTCATCATCATCAGACAGTCCCGTGTCGCAGCGGGGCTCCGGCCGACCCTCCAGCTCGTCGATCCCGATCAGATCGATGAGGCGGCACAGCCGAAATACCGCGGCAATCGCGTGATCTCCGGCGTCGAGGTCTCGAAATCCGGAAAAGTCATCGGCTATCATGTGCGGCCCGAGCTTGACGTGGCCGCATCGACTTTCATCGCTGCAGATCAAGTCATACATCTACTCGAGATCCTGCACCCCGGTCAGCTCCGGGGCATCCCACGAGGAGCGCAGGCGCTCGTGCGCGCGAATACGATCGACAGCTTTCTGACTGCTGCGCTCGCGAAAGCGCGCGTCGAAGCGTGCTTCTCCGCTTTCGTGACGACTCCGGCAAACGACGATGGGGCGCTGATCGGCGGAGAAGTCGACGGCGAAGATGCTGAGTGGACCGTACCAGAAATGCTCGAGCCTGGCATGATCGTGCCGCTTCCAGAAGGCTATGACGTCAAGATGTCGGTCCCGACAGGATCCGGCGGCGTGCGCGACTACATCGAGATCTCGCTGATGAGCGTCGCTGTGGCTTACGGCTGCACGTATGCGCAAGTGTCCGGTGACGTCTCGAGGGCGAATTACAGCTCAGAAAAAGCCTCGCGGATGGAGTTCAATCGCGCGATCGATACGGTGCGCGAGCATTTCATTATGCCTGCACTGCAGAAGATCGAGCGGGCATTTCGTGACGCGTATGAAGCGTCAGAGAGCTGCGACGTGCGCGCGATCGTCTCGATGACAGCGCCAGCGCGCGAGAGCATCGAGCCAGCAAAAGACGCACTGGCAGACATGACCGCACTCGCCGCCGGCGGGATGACTTTTGGACAGTATTGTCTGTCGCGAGGGCTCGATCCGGACGAGCAGATCTCAGCGCTGAAAGCTGAGCGCGAAAAGCTCTCGAGCCTCGGCGTCGCGCTGCAGTTCGGCTCTGTGCGTATTCTCGAGCTGCTCGCGCAGGCAGCGTCGACTGAAGATCAGCAAGCCTCATCTGACACCGCAAGCCCCGACCCCGCGGCGTGATATTGTCTGCGAAATTGAGGTGATCATGCCGAAAAACGTGAAAAATCAGCTCTCTGCGCGGTCCGCGTCTTTCGATGAAGATGCTGGCACGGTCGAGATCGTCTACGCGACGTCGACGCGCGCGGATCGCTATGACTATGTCGAAGAGCTTGTCATCTCTGAAGACGCGATCGACGCGTCGCGTCTCGATGCTGGCGCTGTGAATCTCATCGTCGATCACATGCCATGGGGCCTGCCGCTCGGCCGGGTCATCGCGCATCGCGTCGAAGACGGTCAAGCTGTCGCGACGGTCAAGCTGACGCAAGATCCTGAGCATGCTGGCATCATCGAGAATGTCCGCGCGGGCGTGATCGCGACCGTAAGTGTCGGATATCAGATCAAAAAATACGAGATGCTCGATGCGGACGGACAAGCGCCGGTAATGCGCGTGACTGAGTGGATGCCCGCGGAAATCTCGCTTGTCACTGTGCCCGCAGATCCGCACGCGCAGATCCGATCATCTGGCGCCGCATTAGTGCGACGCGCTGTCACTCATGCTGCACCGCAAAAGGATGCAAAGATGCCCAAAAATATCAAGGCCAAGCGCGACGCGGTCGCGGCGGCTATCACGGAAGTGGTCGAGCAGACCGGCGCCGAGCAGACTCCGGATCTCGAGGCGGCTGTCGAAGAGGCGATCACCGCCGCGATCGATGAAGTCTCCGCAGAAATCACCGGCGGCGACGATGCGGACGCAGGCGAGACCGCAGCTGACGATGAAGAGTCCGGCGATACTGATGAAGATGAAGAGGATGAAGGCACGCGCGCTGCGCAGATCCTCGATCTCTGCACTCGCCATGGCCTCGGCGTCGGCTTCGCCTCGAGGCACGTCAAAGCAAAAACCCCCGTCCGCGCCGTCCGCGACGCGATCCTGGATGCAATCGCAAGAAGGTCAGCACCAGCTATGACTACCGCTCGTATCACGCGCGATCAGCGCGACACTGCTCAGCGTCACGCTGAAAATGCGCTCTTCGGGCTGCTGTCCGGTCGCGCACAGACTGAAGCTGACGCTGGCGCTTTCCGTGGCGCGCGTCTGATCGACATCGCGCGTCGCTCGCTCGGCGCTGAAGCTTCTGGCATGTCAGATCGCGAAGCAGTGTCTCGCGTCATCCGCTCCGCGGGCGCGCACACTTCGAGCGACTTCGACTTCACGTCCGCCGCTGGCGGCGCGATCGAGCGACGTGTGCGCGAGCTGCATGCCGGCTTCAATATGTCGCTGGCGCCGCTCGTGCGCGAGACTTCTGTCGCCAATTTCCTCCCTGTCCAGACTTACAGCATCGGCGGCTTTCCGGAGCTGAAAGAGACGGCTGAAGGCGCTGAGTATGAAGCAGGCACCGTCTCGACTGAGTCTGGCAGCTTCCGCATCGCGAAATTCGGACGCATTCTGACGCTGAGCTTTGAAGCGATCATCAATGACGATCTCAGGCTCCTCGACACTGTGATCCGCGGCGTCGCATCGAAGGGCGCGAAGCTCCGTCAGTCGAAAGTGCGCGATGCTTTCAGCGCGACTCTCGCAGATGGCGTCGCACTCTTTCACGCTTCGCGCGGCAATCTGATCACGGACGCTCTGTCTGTCGAAGGCCTCTCGAAAGCCCGCGCGAAGCTGCGCGCGGTCGCGGATATCGACGGCGAGCCGATGAATCTTACGCCGCGCTTTCTGATCGTCTCCGGCGATCTCGAGACTGATGCGCAGCGACTCGTGTCGCCGATCACTGCCGCTGTGACCGGCGAGGTGAATCCTTTCGCGTCGCAGCTGCAGCTGATCGTCGACCCGGTCATGACTGGCGAAAGCTGGATGCTCGCCGCTTCGCCGGATGAAGCTGACGCGATCGAGCTGGCTGACTTGCGCGGCTATGAGGGCGTCAGGGTCGAAGAAATTCCGTCGAACTTGACTGATGGGATCTCGTATCGCGCCCGTGCTTTCGCCGGCGCGCATCCGACGGGCTGGCGCGGCTTTGTGAAGTCGACCGGCACCGGCGCTTGATCGAGACACCCTGACGCGGAGCAGATGACCTGCTCCGCGCCCCGCCACCCTTGACATTTTGAGGCAAGACTGATGAAAAATTTCATCGCTCCTGGTCACACTGTGACCATCACCGCCGCCGCCGCTGTCGAGTCCGGCGGCGTTGTGCAGGTCGGATCGCTCCTTGGCGTCGCTCAAGCTGACGCGGCAATCGGTGAGCGCGTCGCGCTCGCGACCGAGGGTATTTTCGATATCGAGATCCCTTCCGCGTCGGCCGTCGCGACCGGCAAGAGGATCGTTTTCATTGGCGGCGTCGCATCGCTCGACGCGACTGATGCCGCGACCGCGCCGGAATATGCGACGGCAATCGTCGCGCAGGGCGCATCGTCGAGCGGCGGCGTCGCGCGCTGCGCTGTCAAGATCAACGTCTGATCGAAAAACGGGTCGCTCTGGCGCGCGCCAGGGTGGCCTTTTTTCACGCTTCTCAAGAGACAGAGATGACTGCAGATATTCAAGCGAGCGATGTGCGGACCGTCCTCGCAGCACAAGATGTGGGGCCTGGAGACTTCATCGCTACTCCACATGGTGTCGGCATCGTGCAGCACGCGGTGCTCGCAGATCATCCAGTTATGCTCGTGCTCGACGGGATCTACTCTGTCGACGTCAAGTGCGACGCGGATATCGCGACCGGCGACGTGATCCGGCTCTCGGCCTCCGGCGATCTGTCCGTCTTAGTGGTCGACGCCACGGGCCCGCGCGCGGGCGTTGCATGGTCCGGCGGCGAGTGCCGGGACGGCGTTGCGTCGGTCCATCTCTGGCTCAACGGCTGACCGCAGCGCGGCAGTCAAGCTGCTGATATCATGCAGAAAAGAGGCTCGACACGATGAAGCGCTACAGGACTGCTGAAGACAAAAATCACCGGCCGCTCCCGATTGTTGGCATGGACTTCGCCGCTGGCGCGCGCGTCGCTTTCACAGCCGCCGCAGCTTCGAGCGTCACGCCTGGCGCTGGCGCTGCGGCGATTTCTGTGACGAAAGACGCGTATGTCTCGATCGGCGGCACCGCGTCTGACGCCGCCGGATCGCTCTATCTCGCGGCCGGATCGCTGATCTTCATTGAAATCGGCGACGGTCAGTCAGTGTCTGTGCGCGGCGCGGCTGAGTCCGGCGCGCTCTTCATCGTCCCCGTCGCTGACTGACATGCTGATCCGCGTCGGCACGCTCATGAATCGTCTGCGCGGCGCGACTGCGCTTGATCAGACCCCATTCGCTGAGCCGCTTCTTCTCAGTGAGCTCGGGCTTCTGGCGATCTCGAGCGCATCTCTCGCTGACGCGGCGCTCTCTGAGCTCGGGCTCATCATCATCGAAAGTGCAGGTGCTTGACATGACAGGCGTGATCTTTTTTGACAGCGTCGGACTGCACGCATCAGCCGCAGAGTTGCCGAATATCTACTCGAAGGCTGGCACGCCGGGGTCGGGCTACAGTCCTGTGCTGACGCAGCACGGCCGGAATTCCGGAAAATCATTTCGCGCATCTGATCGCCGCGGCGCGTCGCATATTCAGCGCACGATCGCGCCACGTCATAAGATCGGCGCGCACTTCGCGATGCGCATTCAGACATCTGTCGTCGAGTCAGGCGGCTGCGGCTTTTTCGTTGCTGGCTCCGCTGCGCGTCTCAATATCTGGTCTACTGCTGTGACTGTGGCGCCAACGGCGACATCGACCACCGCGCCTGCCGATCTCGTGACGCTCTCGATCGGTGCGGGCGGCGCGCTGGTCGTCGAGCACGCAGTGCAGACTGGCTCATCGTCGAGCTCGCTTAATCGACTTTTGCTGAGTGGCGCGGGCTTCACTTTTCAACCTGGCGTCTTGTATGCCATTGAAATTCTTGCAGATTTCTCGCAATCCGTCGCGACGATCGAGGTCTGGATCGACGGCGTGCAGGTGCTCGACGCGTCGCTGAATCGGGATCGACTGTCTTCGACGCTCCCCGGCATTCTGCTTGACACTTTCGAGTATGTGTCGCTTGGCGGCGCGAGCGGCGTGACGAATACCGACACCGGAAATCCGCATTTTTCAGACATCGTGGTGTATGATCCGGATCTCCGGCCGGGGCCGATCGGGCCGGTGGCGGTCAATTTTTATCCAGCAGACAATGCGGCTTTCAGCGGATCGCCGGATGACGCGACGCGTGTGCAGATCCCAGGGGTCACTCTTTCGTCTTTCGACGTCGAGGGTATGCCGACTTCTGGCGAGATCATCTCTGCATATATCGCTGCGCGGTCGCTGCCATCGATCGCTGATCAGATCTATACTCTCGAGCTCCGCGCGAATACGCCCGCCGGGCCGGCGGAGTTCACGCATCTGACGGGCCCGATGTCTGGCGGCTCAGCGCGTCTGACGCGGGAGCGTATCCCCGGCGTCGATGACTTCGCTGATCTGGTCGGCATGTCTCTCAAAGCGAGGTCGCGCGCATGAGCAGGGCCATTTTCGCTGAGATGTTTTCAGACATGTCGCACGTTTTTACAGATCTCTGGGGTCAAGAGTGCGCCTTTGAGCTCGCAGATGGGCGCAATATCGTGTGCCAAGCTATCTTCAGTGCGCAAGATGTGGAGCAGTCGATCGGGGGTCACGGCGTCGCGCAGAGCATGTCTTATCCGCGCCTGGATATCCGCCGCGCCGACCTCCTTTCTAATCTGATCACTGATCTTGAAGACGAAATGGATGGCGCGATCGTGACGATCGATGGACGCACATACTGCATCACTGAGCCGCGCGACGATCACCGCGTCATGCTCCGCTGCCGCCTCGCTCTCTCCCCCTCTTAACCTTCCTCGCCGCCGCCTCGCCCTCTCCCCTCGTAAACGCCTCAATTTTCTCTTCCCCGCACCCAAAAAAACGAATCCTTGCGACCGCAGGGCGCCATCTCGACTAGCTGTAGTATGTCGACATGCATCCAAGATCGCTCATCAAGACCGGACTGAAGACTCTGCTGGAAGCCACACCGGGCTTGCCGCCGGTCTATCTGTCTCGCGTGCGCGACTTGCGGAAAGGTGAGCACGAGGCCGTGATCATTTACGGCGCGCGCGAGACGCTTCAGCCCGTCGCGCGCGACTCTGAGTCCGCGCCGGGCTATCCGGTGCGGCGCGAGATGACTTTCGAGATCATTGCCGTAGTCGCTGCGGCTGGCGACGGCGAAGAAGCGTCGCTCCGCGCTGACGAGATCTGCCGCTCGATCGAGATCGCGATCAGCCGCGACGCGACCGATCTGCGTCCCGTCGCGCAGGAGCAAGGCTTTCTCGAGAGCGAGATCATGCGCTGCGTGACCACGCTCACTTACACCTGCACACACATCGACGGCATGGAGGCCTGAAATGTCCACAATTCTCTCTCCGCTCTCCTCGGGTCTTTACACTGTCGGCAAGGGGGTTTTGCATTTCTATCCGCTCGCTGACATCGCGGACCCGGATTCTTACGATAAAGGCTACCGGATCGGCGACTGCGACTCCTTCACTGCGCAAGTCGAGATCACGGAGGGTGAGCGATTCTCGAATGAATACGGGATCCGCACGCTCGCGCTCAAAACACTCGATGACGTGAAAGCGACGATCACGATCGCTGCCGCACAGCTGTCGAATCTCATCCGCGCCGCCTCTCTGCTCGGCAGCGAGGGCACTTTCTCGCAAGTCGCGGCGGCTGGACGCACGAAAAGCATCGCAGAAGTCGGCGTGTATTTTCTTGGCGGCTACGGCATCACCAATCTCGCTGTCACGAAATCCGGCGCCGTCCCGGCTGTTGCCGGCACTGACTACAAGATCGACGCGCCGTCCGGGCAGTTCGAGGCCCTGATCGCAGATCTGGACTTGACGTATGATATTCCCGCGATCGCATCGCGCTTCGCGACCGGCGTCGCGTCAGGCACGGGCATCCGGGGCATGCTCATCTATCGCGGTGTCAATGCGCGTGGCGTGAAGAGCTTGGTCCGCTTGCACGATGTCGAGCTCCGGCCGACCGGCGCGCGCGGCTTCATCTCTGACTCTGAAGTGCAGGTCACCGAGCTGAGCGGCACGGCATACCCCGTCGGCGGACAGCCGGAGGGCTTCGCGATCGGCTATGAGACCGATCTCGAGTAACGCGACACAGCCTCCGCGCCGCCGGCGCGGGGGCTCACGCACTGCACGTATGGAGCGCATGAATGACTGTCATCAAGCTCACCGATCTCGTCCAACGTATTGAATATGCTGATATTTCAGCGGGTCGGATCGAGATCCGGCCGCTCGGCGTCGGCGTGATCGGCAAACTTTTTCTGCAATTTCCGGCACTCCTGGGCGCGATCGACGGTGATCGCATCGATGCGAAGACGATCGCATCTCTCGCGCAGTCCGCCCCCGCCGCCATCCCGGCGATTATCGCGCATGGCTGCGGCATGCCGGGCCCGGCGGGCGAAAAAGCTGTCGAGCGTCTGACGCCGGCAGATCAGATGACGATCCTCGCGAAGATCTTCGAGGTCAGCTTTCCGGAGGGCCTTGCGAGTTTTTTCGACAGCCTGGGCGCTCTGATGGGGCGCCTCGGCAAGACCCGGCCGGCCGCGAAAGCTCCGGAGGACTCGCTCGAAGTGGTGGATCGTCTGGACTGAATGCCACCCTAGCGCGGCTTGTCGACTGCGCTGTCGCGCGCGGCTACGGCCTGCAGGCCGCACTCGAGATGAGTCCGCGGCAGCTCGCTGTCATCGCAGCTATAGTCGCAGAAGACGCGCGCGATCAGCTTGTCTCGCGCGCGATCGCGGCACGCGTCGCGCAGGCGGACAAAAAAGGCTGGACCGCTTTCATGAGCCGGATCGGTAAAAAATAATGACAAATAAGCAGAAGATCGAGGTCCAGGTCGGCACGGAAGGCGTGCCGCAGGCGATCGCAGCTCTGCGCGCGCTTCGCTCTTCTGTCGCGAATGTGTCCGGAAATTTCAGCGGCTTGAAAGAGTCCGTCGCATCTTCTGTCGCCGGTCTGCGCTCGATCGCCGCCGGCCTGGGCGGCGTCGGCATCGCCGCGGCGGGCCTGACCGGCGCGTCTGTCGCGGGCTTGATCGCAGGTCTCGAAAAGTCAAAAGATATTGCACGTCAAGTCGCGGATGAGTTGAATACGCTCGACCGCATTGCTGTCGCGTCAAGCACGAAATCGGCAGATCTGATCGGCGGCCTGGCCTTTGCTTTCGAGAGCCTCGGCGGCGTCGAGTCTGGTGAGGGTGTCTCTGAAGTCGAAGCTATCGGCGGCGCGATCGTCGCGTCGCTCGTCGATCTAAAAGATGGCTCCGAGTCCGCGGTAGCAGCATACGAAAAGCTCGGCGCGTATTATGAAGATTTCTTCAGCGACAGCGGCTCGATCCGCGGCTTCGATGAGATCTTCATCAATCTCGGCGAGCGCGTGAAGAGTGTCAAAGACCAGCAAAATCTGCTCGAGACGCTCATACCTGTCGTCGGCGAAGCGGATGCGGGCAAACTTATTCGCCTCCTGTCCGCCGGCGGCGATGAGATCGCGCGCCAGATCGGGCTCTATCGACGTCTGACCGGCATGCGCGACAGCGACGTCGCGTCTGCGAAGAGATACGCTGACGCGCTGAAGACATCGACCGCCGCAGCGACGGGCATCCGCATCGCTTTCTCGCGTGATCTGATCCCCGCGCTCACTGAGACTGAAGCGCAATTCCAGGGCTTCGCGGTCAAAAATCATGAGCGATTTCAGGCATTTGGCGGCTTGATCGGCGGCATCATCTCGCGACTGCAGCCGCTGCTGCTCGAGACCGCCGACACGATCCTCGCGATCATCGCGGGCGACGGCGACATGATCGCAGACAGTCCGCTCAAAGCCTTCGCCGAGGGCGCGCTCGCGGCGCTCGAGGGTCTTGCACAAGCTCTCGAAGATGTCTTGCGCTATCTGCAGACGGGCGAGACTGACGCCGCATGGCTCAAGTCGACGATCGACTTCCTCAGCAGCGCGCGCGACACGATTAGCTCGATCTACGAAACAATTTCTGTCGACATCATCCCGATCGTTCGCGATGCGATCGATGGTATCTCGAGCCTCCTGGACGCCCTGGGCGTCGAAGGCGGCGGCGCGCAGTTCGCGATCACCGCCGGCCTGGCCATCTTCGGAAATACTTTGACCGGCATCGTCGCGAGCATCACGGCTCTTGTCGCGAGTCTTGGACTTGTCGCGCCTGCGGTCGCCGGCGCCCTAGCATCGCTGCCCGCACTTGGCGCGGGCGCGCTGATCCTCGACGCGCAAGACATGGACAGACAAGCGAAGATCGCGGCGGAGCAGACGCGGCGCTTCGAAGATGAAAAGGGCGCGGCCTTCGCAGCTTCATATCTGCGAGCTTTCATCAATCACGTCCCGCGGGAGTTTGCGACCGCGCCGCTGCTGACCGGTCTCGAAGAGAAGCTCACCGCGCTCGACATACAAATTGTTGGGTCCGGCGACACGCAAGGCGCTATAGATGGTGCTATCGCGGCATTCCGGGAGTTCGGCTGGGGCGTCAGAGAGTCAGGGCAAGTCGAGATTGGCGCAGGGATTTTCGTCGACAGCGCGGAATTTTCTGGCGCGGTCCAAGGGCGACTGTCGAGCCTCGAAGCTGATCTAACGATCTCGCAGATCTCAGGTCTCGACAGCGTCCTGTCAGATCTGAAGGCGGCTATCGACATCGAGATGTCTCTCAATAGCGACATGAATCGCTCACTCGGCGATGGCGCCGACGGTCACGATCTCGCGAGCAGCATCGAGAGCGTCACGCGCGCTGAAGCTGAGGTCGAACGCTTGCGCGGCGAAGTCGAGCGCCTGCGCGCGCAGCGCCCTGTCACTCTGCAGCTCCCTGGCGGGCAGTCGATCGGCGGTCTGTCTGCGACTGATGACGCTATCGCCGCGATCAGTCGCGGCATCTCACTCTCTCAGCGAGCGCGCTCATGAGCCAATTCTCAGCGAAGAAATTGTCAAACCTGATGATTTCCGGCATCGTGCTGCCGGCGGCGTCGGATCGCGACGTGCGCGTCAGTCTCGCGCCAATCTCCGCCGCGGCGGACATGCGACGCACTGTCAACGCCGATCTCGTAAATCTCGCGCGCGCCGTCTTCAGGAAATACAGCATCTCGATCTCCGGATCCGACCTTTGGCCGGCCGGCGTTGAGGGGGTCATGCCGGGGCAATATGCGGAAATCTCGCCGCCGACGCGGCTTTCGGTGTCGCTTCCGCAGCCCTCAACTGCCGCGCAGCTGCCACGCGCGGCTTTCGCGGTCTACGGCCTGACGCCAGACGGGCGCCGGATCGCGCCGGTGGCGCAGCCAGCGGACCCCAAGCCACTGCAGCACGTCATGCAGTCTGCGCGCGTCGCGGATCTCCGCATCAAGCCGAACGTCACTTTCGCTGAGCCGGTCGAGCTCGTGCGCTTCCGCGCCGTCTTTGCGTGTCTTGTCATAAGCTGGTCGACGGACGCGGACGAGCGGCAAGCCTCGGCGTCTTGGACAATATCGCTCGAAGAGGTGTAAGACATTGATCGGACGTGTATTTCTCGCGAGAGTGTGGTCCGCGGACATCGCCTTCTCGCCGTCCGAGCACGCGCGCGAGGATCTGACGGTCTTCAGCGCGTCTTTCACGCAAGCGCGGCAGGAAGCCGGCATCATCGAGATCGAGTGTCTCTATCCCGCCTGCGGATTTCTGACGTCGAGCAGATGGGGCATCTTGTCTGTCGAGAAAGACGGTGTCGCTGTCGAAGTCGCGCGCGGCGAGATCGTGGGCTTTCCGCTCGCGCTGACTGGTCAGACTGTGCGCGTGCAGCTGATCTGCAGGCGCCCAGGCCACGTCGAGCTTGTCGATGAGATCTTCGCGTCGCGCGACAGCGAAGTGCCTGCTGAGCTTGAAGACGTCGACACACCGCGGCGGACCGAAGCCTATCTGCTCGATGAGGTCTATCACGATCCCGTGAGCCTGATGCCATCGCTCGAGCCGATCGCAG